AGTGCAGATGCTATTAATCAATTAAAAGTTGCTTTTCAAGAATTAAGCAACCTGAATGTAGCTATGCCTCAAATTGCAGCAGAATGGAAAACTACGCTAGTTAGTGGACCTAAAGTAGGTTCATGGGAGCAATCTTTTTCTAATTTTGAGCAAGCTGTTAAAGAACAAGCTGAAAAAAGAAAACAGAAAGAAGTTGATCTAACAAAGAAACGTCCAGGAAGTGCTGGTGAAGTAGCTAATACTGATGAAAAAAGAAGTGTCTCTTTAGCTAAAATAAATAAAGAACTTGATAATGAAATAGCACGTTTTGGAACATTGGGTGAAGCACGTAAAATACAAGAAAAGATGGATAGCATAGAAGAAAAGTTATTAAGTAAGAAAATAACATTGTCTAAAGAAGAAACAGAAATTTTGCGTAATAAAGTTATTTTGACTATACGAAATGCCGCTGTTCAGTCAGAGATGGATTCAATATATCAAGATGTTGTTGGACAACAACAAAAATATATAGATAACGAAACTGCGTTACAGCGTCTCTTGAAAGATAAAGTTATTACTATTAATTATTATACACAAGCTATGGACGAATTAAGAATAAAGAATGCTGAATTACAGTTACAGCTTGGCAATGAAAACTGGTCAGCAGCTATATTAGTATCTATTTCTAAAGTTACTGATGGCTTTAAAAATATGATATCTAGCTTGTCTAGTTCGTTTGGAACATTCTTTACAAGTTTAACAGATGGATTCGCGCGATCAATAAGTCGTTCTATAGCTTTTAGTGAAAACCTTAAAGAATCTTTATTAGATGTTGCTAGAAATGCGTTAGCAGAACTTACACAAGCTTTACTTAAAATGCAAATACAATATCTTATAACTAAAGCTATAGGAGGTTCTTTATTTGGCGGTGACACAGGATGGTTAACAACTATTATTCCTGGATTTAGTAAAGGTGGTTACACGGGTAATACAGATGTTAGTGCTATAGCTGGTGTAGCACATGGGCAAGAATATATATTTGATGCACAAAGCACAAAACGTATAGGCGTCGAAACTTTGAATGCATTACGTTCTGGAAAGATTAATTTACCTACAGCAGGTAGTGCTGCTAATTCTAATACTCCTATGAATGTAAGTATAGCTAACTATGGAACTTCTAAATCATTTTCTGTTGAACAGATAAGTCTAAACGAAGTTAGAATAATCGCTCAAGATGAAGCTAATAAAGCTGTAGCAACAAAAACAGAAAAAGTTGTAGCGTCTCGTTTAAACAATCCAAATAGTTCTATATCTAAAGCGCTATCAAGAACTACAACTACAGCGAGAAAGCGCTAATGTATAAATTACAATTACAACCTGATAGTTCATCTTATTCTGTAACTGATGGTACAGAAGTTGTGTCTACTAGTCTAGATGGTGGTGCAGGTAGGTACAGGCGTGATATTGTTAATGCGTCTTCTATTGTTACTTGTCAATGGACGCTAAACCGTGATCAATATCAATACATACGCGCTTTTTATAGAAGTGGCGTTGAAAGTGGATCTTTACCTTTTTTGATTGATCTTGTTTTAGATATGCCTTATTTACGTGAATTTGAAGCATATTTTATACCAAACAGTATGAAACTTTCAGAACAAAAAGGATATATGTATAGAGTATCCGCTAATTTAGAAGTTACACCGTTAGCTGCTGATACTGAATACGATTTAAATATAGTAACACTATACTCTATATATAATAGTATAGAAGAACCAGAAATATTTGGACTTCTTAGTAATCTTGTTAATGTTATTATGCCGTTATATATAGGTGAACTAAGTTATGTTGCTTTAGGTAATCCAGCTTCATTAGCTATAACTGGATTCCCTTTAATAAGTCCTAATTTAGCGTTAGGTGCTCCAGCTTCTCTTGTGTTAACGCCACAATCTGCTAATTTAAATGTTACGCCTATAAGCAAATCTTTAGAAATAACTACGTTTATTCCTGTTCCAGCTAGTGGTGGTGGATCACTAACAACTTTAACTGTGGGTAATAGCGCGACTAGTTCAGCGACAACTATAATATGTCCTGCTGTTAATGCAGGTGACTTAATAGTGTTGCTAGATCGTGCGGAAGGAATGAGCGTTCCAACTACTGCTGTACCCACAAATTTTGTGTCGATCGTTAATTCAAATGATGGTGCTTACTTTAGACAAATTATGTCATATAAAATTGCAACTGGTTCAGAAGGTGGAACTTCTTTAACTGGAATGGTTGGTAGTGACTATACGTATAAAGGTATTTGGACGTTTACAGGCGATATAGCTATAACAGGTGTAACTGCACTAAGTGCTGTAGGGCAATCTACAGATGGTAATCCTTCTGTTCAGACTGTGACTTCAGGAAGTGGTGTAGCACCTTTACTTGTGTTCGGTGCAGCGACTTCTTATAAAGATAATACAGCCGTGCTTAGTATGACACCAACTGAAGACGCCGTGTTAAGTCCAGATTCTTCGTGGCAGTTTGGTTATAAGATATATAACTCTTCTCCATCTAATGTTAGTGTTGATATGGCGGATGCAGGCTATGAAAACTGCTTGCAAAGTTGTTATTTAGAGGCTTCCTAATGTCAGAGTACAGTGAATATTTTTTAAACTCACATTCTAATGTAGTCTTACTTGAGCTTATTGAAATAAGTCATGTAAATTTTAGTCAGGTATACAGAATTGTCAGAAACTCTATGCAAGGTATAACAGTTGCTCTGGAAACATCTGAAGTAGCTGCTTTTATTTATGTACCAATGAAAATAACACCTAATAGCACATATGATGATTTAGACTGTTCCTATAAATTTGAATTCGGTGATTTAGGTGATATACTTGTTACAGAGCTAGATAATGTTATTTCAGCTAATGGATTAAATATAAAACCTACTATACTATATAGAGCGTACAGATCTGATGATTTAACTGCGCCTTTATATGGTCCTATAAACTTAGAAATAAGTTCTATTGATTTTACTAAAACCGGAGCAACATTTGAAGCTAAAGCACCTACGCTTAATGCAGTACGTACAGGAGAAATATATTCGTTGAATAAGTTTCCTATGCTACGTGGTTGTTTGTAATGTTAAATTTATACAATAAAATATATGATATTAATAGTTACAATTGTGTTAACTTCGTATGTGACGCTTGGAAACAATTATTTAATGTAGATATTTCTAAACATGTTAAACTTAATATTTCTATTTTAGACAGACATAATTTTAAAAAACTTGACAAACCTTTGTCACCTTGTTTAATATTGATGTCAAATAAAGAACATCATATAGGAATATATTATAAGTATAAAGTACTCCATCTTACAAAATCTGGAGTAGAGTACACACGAACTGAAGTAGCTTCTCGTGGATTTAAAATGGTACGATATTATGCTTTTAACTATAATTGATAATCCATTAGAACCTTCAAAACAGGTCACTTATGAGATAGATGACTTATGTGCAAGCTGTAAGAAATTTTATCCTATCTGGCCAGCATATGCACGAATATATAATGAAACAATTTCAATATCTAATGATATTACACCTACTTCACCAATAGAAGTAGATGAATTAATTAATTACAAAGGTCCATTTTTTATAGTCAATTATCCTGGTGAACCTCTCAGTACATCTTTTTTAGTTTCGATTTTATTGTTCGGTGTAGCTGCTGCTGCTTCATACTTGTTACGGCCAAGTACAGCAGTAGCTGCCGCAGAGACAATAAGCACACGAAATACTGAAGCAGCTTCACCTAACAATTCCTTATCAGCCCGACAAAATCAAGCGCGTATTAATAGCAGAATACCTGATATATTTGGAACAGTTAGGTCAATTCCAGACTTGATTGCTGCACCGTATACTGTGTTTGCAGATAATCAAGAGACTGAATATTCATATATGTGTGTGGGTAGAGGAAGCTATGAAATAGATGATATATGTGATGACACAACACCAATAGAAGAGATAAGCGGAGCTTCAGTAGAAGTGTATGGACCGTATACTTCGCCCAATTCAGGAACTCCTGAAATTAGGATAGGTTCAGCTATTAATACACATTTATATAATATGACTAAGCTTACAGGTGTTAATGGGCAGGTGCTCACTGCACCAAACGCAGGTAAGGTTGTTGGTGCAGCTAATATAATGTTTTCATATCCTAATTATGTAAGTATAAATCCAATAGCTGAAATATACTTAAGTGATTATTTTGTAGCAGGAACAATTGTTGTTATACTTAATGGAACATACAGTGGATTTCGTAATGTAGGTGGTGTACCTATTCATAAAAGTATAGATGTTAGTGGAACATACGTAGTAGAATCTGTTGATACATACTATATTAGATTAGTTAATCCTAGTTCTGTAGATGCTGATTGGACAGAAATCGGTACATGGGACGCACAAAGCACAGAATACGTTAGTCCTACTTTAGTACCTTCATATAATAGATATACTGATTCTTATCGTATAACTGATGCTAATACTACAACTCTTATAGCTAATTTTGTAGCTAATGGTGGATTATATAAAGACGATGGTACGCAACAAGTTCGTTGTGATGTAGGCATCGTGTTAGGTGTTACTCCTATCAACGAATTAGGTGTTCCAACTGGAGCAGAAGTAGGATATTCAACAGTATTAGTAGGTTCAAGCATAGACAAACAATCAAAAGGTACTTCACTGTGGGTATCACTTACAGCAGGACGTTACGCAGTAAGAGCTTGGCGATCTAGTCATCTTGATGTATATTTTGTTGGAACTACTGTTGATGAAGTACAATGGCGTGATTTGTATAGTGGTTATTTAGTAAGTAATACTGATTTTGGAGATGTTACTACTGTACAATCTGTTACAAAAGCTACTAAAAATGCTTTAGCACTAAAAGAACGAAAATTAAACCTATATGCAACAAGAAAATTACCTGTATTAGTGACAGGTACAACTATGAGCACAGAATTATATCCTACAAATTATGTTGCAGATATAATTATAGCTATTTGTCTAGATTCTTACATAGGTAGACGAACTTTAAGTGAAATAGATATAGCTAATATTTATTCTGTAGCTACAGAAGTAGAAGATTATTTTGGAATATATAAAGCCACAGAATTTTGTTATACATTTGATAAAGACAGCATGTCGTTTGAAGAAACTTTAGCTGCTGTAGCTAATTCTGTATTTTGTACAGCGTACAGACAAGGAAACATATTAAGACTATCGTTTGAAAAAGAAATAGAACTAAGTACGTTATTGTTTAATCATAGAAATAAAGTACCAAATACAGAAGTACGAAATGTAACTTTTGGAAGTTCAAATGATTATGATGGGATAGAATTCCAATATATAGAAGGTGACACAGCAGACAGAAAAGATAGTTTAGTGACATTGTACATGCCTGCTAATCAATCCGCTATTAATCCTAATAAGATAGAATCTATAGGAATAAGAAATAGATTACAAGCTTATTTTCATTTAAATCGTTTATATAACAAATTATTATATACCCACAGAACAACTTCTTTTGAAGCTACGTCTGAAGCCGCTTTATTAGTACTTAATGATAAGATACTAGTAGCGGATAACACTCGACAAAATACAATCGATGGTGATATTTTAAGTCAAGATGGGTTAGAAATAACGCTTTCCCAGAATATAGAAGAAGTAACAGGTTACGATTATTCATTATTCGTTCAATATTACGATGGTACTGTGGGTATATTAGATTATACACAAACAGCTTCTAATAAATTATTATTATCTTCTACACCAATGTTAGCTCTAGTAACAGATCATGATATGTATGCTCGAACAACTTTTATATTGGGGTCAGCTTCAAATAACTTTTCTGAATTCTTAGTAACAGAAAAAGAAGCACAATCTAATTTTACGTATAAAATTACGGCTTCTAACTATGATTCACGTTATTATGATCACGATTTAGATTACGTAAATAATATAGTTGATGAATTTGGATTTGAGGTGTAAAAATGACAGCAGTAACAACTACAGCATTAAATAACGCTGCATTAGACTTAGCATCTTTGTCTGATGTAGTAAACGGTGCTTATGATTTAGGTGGAACTGGAATAGTCACTACTAGATTAAGTCAAACTATTAAAACAGCAGCTAAAGTTATTCATGATCTAGAAATAGAAAGTGAAGGCGCTTTAGATGATATTTTATATTCTACTGCGTTCAGCAGGCAGTTTTTTGATGCTGTTGACGCAGCAGCAGGACGCGCGTTATTAAGTACAAGTAGCACTTCTGAAATCGCAGCAGCAATAACAGCTGCTATTAATGTTGCAATACCTTTTGGTTCAATAAGAGGCTATCCCTTAGAAACACCGCCTACAGGTTGGTTAGAATGTGATGGTTCAGCAATTTCACGTACAACTTATGCTAATTTATTTGCTGTTATTTATACTTACTACGGTATAGGTAATGGGTCTACTACGTTTAATTTGCCGGATCTTCGTGGCGTATTTCCGCGCTTTTGGGCACATGGAACGGCAAACGATCCAGATAGAGCCACTCGTACTAATAGAGGTGACGGCACTACAGGAGATCATGTAGGCACACGTCAAACTGGACAAAACATGAGTCATACTCATGCAGGAACTACTGACTCTCCAAGTGGATCACATACACATCAATATAGTGCGCCAAATGTTAATACTGGGTTCACTGCTGGTGCTGTAGTAGGCGGTGTAGGTGGATTCGTAGTGCAAGATTCAGGTTCACAGAGTGCAACACACACACATGGATTCACAACAGGTTATTCAGGTGGGAATCAATCTAATCCTATAAATGTTAATCTTACAGCTATTATAAAAGCATATTAAGGAGCTAACATGTTGATTTATAGTTATACAGATGATTCTTATCGTGAGTACACAGATAGTAGAGAAGGTGTACTTGATCCGTTAGAAACTATTCGTTTAGGCAAGGATGTATATTTATATCCACGCAACTCTACTACAGTTACACCACCATCCTGTGGGTACAAAGAAGTTGCTACATGGCAAAACAATGCTTGGAAGGTAGAAAAAGATTATCGTGGTGACGTCTGGTATAATACTAAGTATGAAGCTATAATAATTAATTTTATAGGTGATCCACATCGTTTAGAATTGTTCAGTCCTGATGATTTACCTGTATGTGGTGAATTTGAAAGTCTTATATATGATAATGGTTGGAAAACGATTAAAGATTATAGAGGGTTTACATGGTATACTAAGAACAGAGAACCTGTACTTATAACAAGTATAGGTGATCCACATGAACAAGGTTTAATATCCCAAGAAGAATTAAACGCTTTACCAGAATTACCTAAGCCTATGCCAATATTGAATCCTGTTCAAATAAGATTACAGTTCTTAACACACAATGTATCAGATACAGATGTTGAAACAGCAATAAATTCTTCTAAGCTTGCCGATAAACAGAAAAAACAATTGTTAGCTTATTGGTATTATTCTCTTTATTACTTACATGATAATAAAATGCTAATATCTATATGTACTTTAGTAGGTATAACTGATATTGAAAAAGAGTTTCGTATAGGTACTGAACTTTAGAAATAGGAGATTTCCGTGGCTTGCAAGAAAAAGAAGTGTGATACTTCTCCGCCCTAAAGAACGGAGCTTCCAGCTTCGCGGGGCAAAGCTCCAGGTGCAAGCACCTGAAGGCTGACTCGCCCTCCACTGGCAGGAGCCGGGTATCCCTCGGTCCATAGTTGCCGCAGACCTTCGTCGCGGATGTTGTTCGATGCGTTGCTGTCGCGGTCGTGGTGTGCGCCACACTCGGGGCAGTCCCATGACCGGATATTGAGCGGCAACGATGGAAGTTAAAACTATTTGACTTTTTGTTCTCTTGGCTTAAAATATAGTTGTGATTCTTGCGTGTATCTGCCCAAACTCATCCCGTCGCTCACGGCGGGATTTTTTGTGTCTTTTATGTAAAAATATCTTAGCGATGCTATTGTTTCTTTACATTCTCTCCAAATAAATGTAATATTGGGGCAAATTCAGATTATTCTATATAATAAGATTTGGATAAATAGAATTCGACTGATAATAGGAATCGATCTATTGTCTTAAACGTTATATAGTAACGTCAAGATAATTATTTTTATAGATAAATTAATGTAATCGGAGAACGAAATGTCAGCAGGTTCTTGACAATTTTATAACCATATGGCTGCTTTGCCGTATAATGGTGGTGTGGATTTAAATACGGATACATTTCGTGTTGTTCTCGTAACGTCAGCGTATACTTTTTCAGCAAGTCACATGACTTGGGCGAACGCTAGCGCCGCAGAAGTGTCTAACGCGAACGGCTACACCACACATGGTCAAGCGTTGTCAACGCCTACGATTAATCAAACATCTGGTGTAGGCATTTGGGATGCCGTTGATCCAGACTGGACAGCAAGTCGATTGGCTGGGCACTGTACTAATGATTTCTTATGTTCGTCTATGTGACGCGGTCTGCCGATAAGGATTTGATTATGTTATCTTTGGGCCTTGGGATAGGAATACCGTTTATTCAGTCGTCTGGTGCAGGTTTTACACCTCTCATACTCGACACACTAGCGTTGCCAGTTGGATGAGGAGAAAAATGTGCTTGGAATTAATCTCGGTATTTGGGCATCAGCGTGGAGAGCACCAACAATGGGCGCATATGTGAGGCCGGCCGATTGGCTGACGCTGCCGTCACTCGGACCTACCGACCAGCGTATTGTCGGTTTGTTTGCTGTGGGCGATCACAGCAGTAATTTTTGTGCTCTGAACGTCACAGGAACGGGAAGCTACGTTATCGATTGGGGCGACGGCACATCGCCGGAAACTGTAGCGAGCGCAACTACAGCCTATCATAATTACAGCTACAGCGCTGCACCGTTAGTTGGTACTGAGTCCAGTCGTGGCTACAGACAGGCCATCGTGTCCGTAACAATGGCGTCGGGAAACATGACTGGCATCAATCTCAACACCAAGCACAGCCAAAGCGGGTTGCCTACCGGATATTGTGTTCCTTGGCTAGATATCTCATTGAGCGCGCACAACGCCACAAGCATTATGTTCGGCGGCAGCACCGTTCTCGCGGGACTGGTTGAGAAAATAACCGTCGTTGCAGCGGGCGCCATCACTAACACCACGAACATGTTCCAGGCCTGCGTATCCCTGGCGTCACTGACGTTACCAGCTGGGTTCGGTGGCGCCATCACTGACACCACGAACATGTTCCAGAGTTGCTACGCCCTGGCGTCACTGACGTTACCAGCTGGGTTCGGTGGCGCCATCACTACCGCCACGAGCATGTTCCAGGCCTGCGTATCCCTGGCGTCACTGACGTTACCAGCTGGGTTCGGT